GCAATAGATAGAACTGCAATTGCAGCAGAAGCTGCATTTGCTCCAGCGCTTGTTAAAAATGCAAAAAAAGTTGCTACAAATACATTAACACAAAGAATTTTAAATTTAGGTTTGTCACCTCAAATGGCAATGCGTGCAGCAAGAATTGCATCACCTTTAGGTATTGCATCTTTAGGTGGTGAAGCTCTGTATCAATATGGTAAGTTTGCAAAAGATGAGATAGAAAAAGTAAAAAACATGAGTGATGAGGAAAGACGAGTCTATAACGAAAGTTTGATGGATGAAGGAGCTTTAATTGAATAAGTACCCAAAGAAACACTTATTGCCCCCTGAGTCCGGACCCCTGCCTCAGGGCTTGAATATTAACTATAATACTGTTAAAACAGTCAAACAATCTGGAGAAAAAATAAATGGCGGATATAGACAAAGCACTTCCCAACGAAGTCAGAAAAGAATTCGAACTTCCTAGTGGAGAAGAAGTTCAAGAACAAGTAATTGAAGAAACTGAAGCACAAGAAGAATCTCTTGGTCCAGTTGATATTCAAGAAAATGAAGATGGATCCGTTGATATAAATTTAGATCCAGCTGCCGCAACTCCTGAAGGCGGTGATGAGCATTATGCAAACCTTGCAGACTTTTTACCAGATGATGTATTAGGTAGATTAGGTTCAGATTTAAATTCTAAATACATGGATTACACTTCTTCTAGAAAAGAATGGGAGAGAACTTATATTCAAGGTCTAGATCTTTTAGGTTTTAAATACAATCAAAGAACAGAACCTTTCCAAGGAGCTTCAGGTGTAACTCACCCAGTTCTTGCTGAAGCAGTTACTCAATTTCAAGCATTGGCTTATAAAGAATTATTACCATCAGATGGTCCAGTTAGAACACAAGTAATTGGTTTATCTACACCGGAGAAAACACAACAAGCACAACGTGTTAAAGATTTTATGAATTATGAAATCATGGAAAAAATGAAAGAGTATGAACCAGAGTTTGATCAAATGTTATTTAATTTGCCATTAGCAGGTTCTGCTTTTAAAAAAGTTTACTATGATGACATGGAACAAAGAGCAGTATCAAAATTTGTTCCGGCAGATGATTTAATTGTTCCGTACACAGCTACCTCATTAGATGATGCGGAAGCAATTATTCATCGTGTAAAAGTTTCAGAAAATGATTTAAGAAAACAACAAGTAGCAGGTTTTTATAGAGACATAGACTTAGCCAAACCTGATAGCAAAGAATCTGATATTGAGAAAAAAGAACGAGAGTTAGAAGGTACATCTAAAACTAAAGATGAAGATGTATATACATTATTAGAATGTCATGTGGATTTAGATCTAGAAGGTTTTGAAGATGCAGATCCAGAGACTGGTGAGCCCTCAGGAATTAAAATACCTTACATCGTAACTTTAGAAGAAGGGTCACGAGAGATTCTTTCTATTAAAAGAAACTATGAAGTAGGAGATCCACTAAAAAAGAAAATACAATATTTTGTACATTTTAAATTTTTACCTGGTTTAGGTTTTTATGGCTTTGGTTTAATTCATATGATCGGTGGATTAAGTAGAACTGCAACAAGTGCACTTAGACAATTATTAGATGCTGGAACTTTATCTAATTTACCTGCTGGATTTAAACAACGTGGTATTAGAATTAGAGATGATGCACAATCAATTCAACCCGGTGAGTTCAGAGATGTAGATGCACCAGGTGGAAATTTAAGAGATTCGTTTATGATGTTACCATTTAAAGAACCATCACAGACTTTATTAAGTTTGATGGGTGTTGTAGTAAACGCTGGTCAAAGATTTGCATCCATTGCAGATCTACAAGTTGGTGATGGCAATCAACAAGCGGCAGTAGGAACAACAGTTGCTCTTCTTGAAAGAGGAAGTAGAACTATGTCTGCGATTCACAAAAGAATTTACTCAGCTCTTAAAAATGAATTTAGAATTATGGCTAGAGTATTCAAGTTATATCTACCACAAGAATATCCGTATGATGTAGTTGGGGGTCAAAGAATGATTAAACAACAAGACTTTGATGATAGGGTAGATATATTGCCAGTTGCTGACCCTAACATTTTTTCTCAAACACAGCGTATTTCTCTCGCGCAAACGGAACTCCAACTGGCACAATCAAATCCACAAATTCATAATCTGTATCAAGCATATAGAAACATGTATGAAGCCTTAGGTGTAAAGAATATTGATTCAGTTTTAATTAAACCAATGCAACCAATGCCAAAAGATCCGGCATTAGAACATATTGATGCATTAGGTGGTAAACCTTTTCAAGCATTTCCAGGTCAGTCACATAGAGCACACATTACTGCACACCTAAATTTTATGGCAACGAACATGGCTAGAAATAATCCAATGGTAATGGCATCGTTAGAGAAAAATATTTTTGAACATATTAGTTTAATGGCTCAAGAACAAATAGAATTAGAGTTTAGAGATGAGTTAGTTCAATTACAAGAGATGCAAATGCAGGCTCAACAGAACCCACAAATGGCTCAACAGATACAAATGCAAATTATGCAGATGACTCAAAAGATTGAAGCAAGAAAAGCTCAACTAGTTGCTGAAATGATGGAAGAATTTATGGAAGAAGAGAAAAAACTTACTTCACAATTCGATAATGATCCAATTGCTAAACTAAGAGCAAGAGAATTAGACCTTAGAGCACAAGAGAATGCTAGAAAAGAGAAGGAATCTAATGAAAGAATGGACCTTGATAAGATGAAAGCGATGATGAATCAACAAAATCAAGATGAAAAACTTGATCAAAACGAAGAATTAGCAAAACTAAGAGCTGATACATCTATTGAAAAGACTATTTTATCAAAAACGTTACCTAGTTCTGATTCAATGATGCCAAATATTGCAATCATGCGTAAAGGATAGTGACAAAAACTAAAAAAACAGTTAAAATAAAACACATAAGGAGAAAATATGGAAAAATTAGATAAAATTGTTGAAATCAAGTCAGAAGACAAGATGAATCTTGAAATTGACCCTAGATCTAAGACTACAGCAGATGGTTCTTACAACTACATCGCAAAAGGTGAAGAAGTTGAAGTAAGAGGAACTAAAAGAATGCTGAAAGAAAAGTCTAAAAAAGCTAAATGGATCTAATATGTGGTTATCGGCAATTAAATTAGCCGCACAAGCAGGCACTCACATTTTTAAAAAGCGTCAAGAGACGAAAATGCTCATGGCGGATGCACAAATGATGCATGCAAGAAAGATGGCCCAGGGTGAGGAAGCTTACCAAGGCAAATTGTTAGAAGCCCGACAATCGGACTGGAAAGACGAGGCGGTTTTGATAATTTTAAGTTTGCCCGTGTTGGTGCTTGCGTGGGCAGTGATATCGGATGACCCAACAGCAATGGATAAGGTAAAATTATTTTTCGATATGTTCTCACAGCTCCCGTCATGGTTCACTAATTTATGGATTCTTGTAGTGGCGAGTATTTATGGTATAAAGGGTACACAAATATTTAGAAACGGAGGAAAAAAATAATGTCTAATAGAAGATACAATACACAAACTAGAACTAAAGCTATGGGTGGTGGCATGATGAGAAAAGGTTACATGTCAGGTGGACAATCTAAACTTGATGTAAATAAAGATGGTAAAATTTCTGGAGATGATTTTAAAATACTAAGAAATAAAAATAAAATGACCTCGGATCAAAAAGAAAAAGCAATGGACACTTTAAAAAAGTATAAAGGTAAACCAATTAATCCTATACAAAAAAAAACTACCGGAACTACTAAAGCAAAACCTTTAAATAGAGAAAATAAATTTTTGGGTGGAGCGGTTAGATTAGGATCTGCAGGTTTAAAATACTTAAAAAATAATCCAGATAAAGTTAAAAAAATAATGGATTCAGATTTACCTAAAAAAACAAAAGATCTTTTAAGTAAATTAAAAAAAACCTCCAGTAAAAAGAAAAAAGATTAATGGCTGATCCAATTAAAGAATACGTAGAAACTAAAAAATCTAAATCCAAAAAAGATAAAGCTAAAATTGAATTAGCTGAAAAAATGGCTAAAAGAAAAAAGACATCACCAAGTCAAACACTTCAAACTATTAAAACTCAAGAACGATTTGATAAAGATCCAGTATCTAGAAAAACAGATATGATAGGTGATGATAAACTTACTACAGATTTTGCAAAAGGTGGAAGAGTAAATCTACGTGGAGGCGGATGTGCTAAACGTGGAGTAAAGAAAAACGCTTACGGAAAAAATTCATAATGGCAAAACTTTGTGCAAAAGGTAAAGCTGCAGCGAAGCGAAAATTCAAAGTGTACCCTTCGGCGTACGCGAACATGTATGCATCAGGAGTTTGCTCAGGTAAAATAAAACCAGGCGGTAGAAAAAAAGCAGCAAATGGTGGATTGATGGCGGGCATGACTAGAAAAAGAAGAGCAGCGTGTGCGTAGGAATTTTGCAGAAGGTGGTTTAAGAAAATGGGTAGCCGAGAAGTGGGTAGACATTGGAGCACCGAAGAAAGACGGCAAGTATCAACCTTGCGGGAGATCGAAGGGAAGCAAGAGAAAGTATCCAAAGTGCGTACCACTTGCAAAAGCCACACGAATGACAAAGTCGCAAAAGGCATCTGCTGTCAAACGAAAAAGAGCAGCGGGTAATAAAGGACCAAAACCAACTAACGTTAAAACATATGTTTAGAAGACAATTTGCATCAGGAAGTAAATCGCCAGCATGGCAAAGAAAAGAAGGCAAGTCTGAGTCCGGAGGCCTGAACCGAAAAGGCGTTGCATCTTATAGAGCAGCTAATCCTGGATCAAAATTAAAGACTGCTGTTACAACTAAACCATCAAAATTAAAATCAGGGTCCAAAGCTGCAAAAAGACGTAAGTCATTTTGTGCTAGAATGAAGGGTATGAAGAAGAGATTAACTTCAGCTAAGACTGCAAGGGATCCGGATTCAAGAATTAATAAATCACTTAGAAAGTGGAATTGCTAATGATTAAAAATTTTAAAGACATAGTTATATTATTAATTACAACAGGTGTTCTAATTTTATTAGGTATCATTATTATTGGAGACTATTGGGTAGCTGTTAAAGA